CTTTTGAATCTTGCCATCTTCCCTTCGGATGACTTTACCATCAACTAGCTTTGCCATATTACTACGGTGAACTTCCTTGAAGACTTCGTTCAAATCAATCCCATAAGAAACTGCAGTTCCGCATGCAATGTAAATGATGTCAGCAAGAGCATCAGCAACTTCTACAATATCATTGTCGGTTTCAGCTGCCATATATTCTTCAAACTCTTCAGCAAGAAGCTTGATCCTAAGATTACGTTCAGCGGCTGAATCAGGAAGTTCTGGCTTTTCTCCAACCCTTTGGCCAAAGGCAATGTGAAAATCTTTAACACTATTATACATATCAGTCATCGAATTCAATTTCCCTAAAAATTGTCTTGGTAGCTTCAATTCCAAGAGTTGTTATAAAAATATGTTTTGCGCTTGTCAATAATGCAGAAGCAAACATCAACAGATCATGAGGATTATCACACATCATGATCTGTTGATCTATTGGTTTGATAAGTTCAGCCATTTTGGCTAATCTGTCTTTCTTATTCATTGATCCACTCTGGTGGATTTCTGCGTTTCCAACTGAACATTCTTTGTTTCCCGTTCTTATAATAATTTCTGTAATTAGTAAGAGGATCGTCAGAAATAATATATTCGTCCGCCATAGCAGAAGGCATGGGCGTCCAGTCCCATTCTTTGAGGTTATTCGGCGGGGATTGCAACATGTAACTCAGTTCGCCGTAACACTTATGTTCTCTTTCGTAACGATATGTGTATTCAGCCATCAGAGCAAACATGTGGTCAACAAGCCAAGAATAATTTTCTACGGACTTTCGACACCAAATTGCTGATGGATGGTTAATATGAGTCGCGCTGTATAACACAGAATCTCTAGCATCTGGCAAAACAAATCGCTTGACATTACGACCAGTTTTAGACTTGCCGTTTGTTTGAACGCCGTCGAGAACGCGATGTGCAGTAGATAATAGTTGAGCAGACTCAAGAATCATCTTGACGACATGCTTATCTACCATCCACTGCGCAGCTTGAACAGGATCGTGATCGATATAGAAAATATTCATAATAGTATTATACCCTAATGGGCATTAAATGTCAAGTTTTTTTATCTAACGACCATATGAAATCTCTCGCCAGCTCTCCACTTTTTCAAAGCTTTCTCTCGATGATATAGATTGGCTCTATTGTAAAAAATAATACCATCTAGATGATCGAGCTCGTGCTGGAATATTCTAGCAGACATTCCAGTGAATTGTCTTGTTACTGTATCGCCGTTGGGCAAAGTAAACCGAACTCGAACGTGTTGTGGTCTTTTAATTTTCACAAACAATCCTGGATAAGACAAACAACCTTCTTCAAGAACAACTTCCATTTGACTTGGTTGAACAATCTTTGGATTGAAACAAACAAAGTTCTCTGGAGCTCCTCTCATAGCAAATACTCTATAGGGAATTCCTACCTGATTTGCCGCAAGACCAATCCCGTTATTTTCATACATTGTCTTGACCATTGAGTTAGCTAACTCAATCGGATCTAGTGGAGGATTTTGAAAATCAAAAACTTCACACTTTTTCTTTAGAATTGGATCATTATGTGGTACCAGTTTTAGTTCCATTTGCATTTTCTTTCAAAATAAATGTGTCGTTTTCTTCAATCCACAATAATTCAGTTCCCTCGTGCCAACCAACTTGATTCAAAAGATCTGTTGGGAATGGCAAAATCAGTTCTCCATTTTCATTTTTAATTATTTCAACCCGCCACTTGTTTGTCATATTAAAACCTCTTATATCGTTTGCGCCAGAGCCAACTGCCAAATTTCGTATTATGTCTTATTAACCAACCAACAAAATCACTGTTCCAAAACCAATGTCTGAATTTATTTTTTTTCTTGAAGTACTTCATGCTGCTATCCTGCTGAAATTTTTAACCTTCTCAAATTTAATTACCTTTTCGAATTTATCATAAAGTTGATCGGTTTTGTGGCTGATGATAAATGTATTTGTATCTGAAGTCAAGTTGTTTATAATTTTGATAAACTCTTCGGTTCCATTAGAATCTAGAGAACTATCAAACACTTCATCCATGATAAGAATGTTGGTGTTTATAGAATTACGCAATTTAGCCAAAGATCGCCAAGTGAACAAGATAGCCAGATTAATACGCATCTTTTCGCCCTCAGAAAACGAAGCGTAAGAAAACACATCGCGATAACGAGATTTAATAGTCTCGTTAAATTGTTCATCAAGCTCAAACTGACACATAAATTCCATAGCTGAAAGATACTTGTTGATCAGTTTATTGATAATTGGAATATACTGTTTAATAATTTTTGACTTAATGCCGCCGTCTTTCAACAAATTACTCGCAACCGAAAGAAGGTTTCTTTCTTCAGATAGCTCATTGTATTTATTTTCCAAATCCTTCATTTCTTTTTCTAGATCTGGTATTTTATTTTTATCTTCTTGAGAAATAGTTTCATTTATAGTAGAGATCTCTTGCTCCAAAGTTTCAATATATTCGTTCAGAGAAGATATCTTTACCCTCACACCTTTCATTTCTAAAAGGTTATCATTAATCTGACCAGTAATCAACATAATTTGAGAGATTCTATTGTTGGCTGCTTCGTATTCTTCGCTTAGTTTAGTCAGCCCTTCTTTTATTTCGTTGATCTCAATTTCTTTAGAGTTCACAGTTTGACTCTTGAAAGCTTCGTCGATTTCTTGCTTGCAAGTTGGGCAATTATCATACTTGTGAAAGAAACTAACTTCTTTGTTGAGCAAACCAAGATTTGCTTCAATCTTATGACGAAGTTCGCCAAGCTTGTTCAGACGCTTTGTTATTGTGTCTTGATCAGAAATACATGCTTCTAGTCTTTTGTTGTTGTTCATAGTTTCTACGTATATATGATCCAACCTATCAATTTCTTGTTTGGTCTCAAGTATACGTTGTTTCTTTTCTTCAATCAACTTTTCATTATTGTTTTGAAGTTGCGTCAAATGTTCTTTAATTAGAGCCATCTTTTCTTCAGCTAACTTTTTTGCAGAAGAAACAGAAGTTAGGCTTTCTGAATTTTCAAGAACCTTATCCTTCAGCAACGAGTTCATTGTAGTGAATATCTGCAGATCCAGAATATCTTCAATAATCTCTCTCCGCTGAAATGCGTTTAATTGCATAAACGGTTGAAAGGTCGCCGATCCAAGAACGACAACCTGACAAAAGGACTTATGATTTACTTTAATAATTTGACTTTCTAGAATCTCCTGATAGTCTTTCATATCAGCAGATTGATTGAGAAGAATTCCGTTTTGGAAAACTTGAAACACATTCGGCTTAATACCGCGAACGATCTTATAGTTATTTTTCGCAATAGAAAATTCGACCTCAACAACTGCTTGTTTTTGAGTTATTGTGTTCAACAGCTGAGGCTTGTTGATTTTGCGAAATGGTTTACCGAACAAAACAAAAGATAACGCATCAAGCATTGTAGACTTACCAGCGCCGTTCTCGCCAACAACGAGAGTAGTGCTGTTTGAGTCTAATTCTAGTTCAGTAAATATATTTCCAGTCGATAGAAAATTCTTCCAGCGCAACTTTCTAAATGTGATCATCCTAAAGTCATAGCCTCGTTATACAATTCCGTAATCTTTTGGGTAAGTTTATTCTTATTGATATTCTTTAATTCATATCCCTCAATGTACTTCTTGAAAATGTCTAGAGTAGATTCTGCTTCATTGATAATTTCAGCATCATCTTCAAGATCAAGATTCAAATGATCTTCCACGATTGAAATTTCAATAGGGTTTACGCTTTCAAGATTCTCAATGAATTTATCAAACCAATAATGATTTGTCTTATTTGTAACAATAACTTTGATAATAGTATTTTCGTATTCTTTGTAATTTATTTTTGTCTTAAGAAAATTCTCATCAGCATCATTATACCAAATCTTCTTAAACATTTTATATGGATTTTCTACGAAAGTCAGTTGCCTCGTTTCCGTATCGAAGACATTAATCCCTCGAGGGTCGTCATAGTCGCTCCAAGTAAATTCGCCATGAGAGCCCAGATAAAAAATGTGACCATCAGTAGAACGATGGTGATAATGCCCAGACATGACCATATCAAATTTAGAAAAGAAGTTTTTGCTCTCACCGTGTGAGACAATAGATCCTTTGTACATTTCGAAACCTTGAATCTCGAGATGTCCCATAGCGATTTCAGCTTTTGTATTATTGATTGCATCTATAGTTTGCTCCCTGTTACTGTCGCAGATCCATGGAATGAACAATATCGGTGTTCCATCAAAGTCCACTTCAGTAGCAACATTATTATACGTCTTGAATGTAGGGAACTGACCAACAATCAACTCTTCCATAGAATTGACTAGGTTTGTATTTTTATAATAAGTGTCGTGATTGCCAATGATAAAATGAACGTCAAGATTACGTGCAGCCATTGGCTCTAGAAAGTCTTGACGAAGTCGACTGGCAGTATTGATATTGATGTACTTGCGACGATCAACCATATCGCCGAGATGAACCACAGTCTTAATATTATTTTCTTCCAAATATGGAAAGAACACATTATCTAAGAATCGCTTGGAGTTATCAAGAAAGGCGATGCTATCGTTTCTCACACCCCAATGCGTATCTGTGATCAAAGCAATTTTCATGACTCAACTTCTATATCTTCGGAGAAAACTTCAACTCCACTTAGTTTACTAGGTTTTTTAATTTTAGTCAACTTATTTTCATAGTTCCTGATGATTTCGTCGGAATATTCATTTGATTTTAATTGCAAGCTAGGATCTCCGCCATGCTGCCCCATCAAGAAACTATTCTCGAAATTCTTGTGTTTCACATAGGTTTGCTTTTTCTCCTTTGCAATTCTTCTAATAAATGCATTCCAAGCAATCTGCGTAAAATAAGCAAACGGATTGTTTGTCTTGTCTGGATTGAAATTATCAACTGCGGCTACACAATCAATTATGCCATCTGAAATCATGTCTTGTTTATATGTATATCCAGAAAAATTAGGTTTCTTGGCTAGGTTATTACAAATTAAAAGAATAGACTCGCCAATATAATTGGAAACTTGCGGTTTGTTTTTATTTTCTCTTTTTGATTCTTCTAATTTATTTCTATGATCTATCATAGCAGCGTATAGAGTTTTGTTGTTAATATAATTTACTGATTTCTTTGCCATTTGATTTTAACCTTTACTTAATTTCCGCAGTTGAGTATAATCATTTATGTGCTCTGTGAGATTAGATAGATATAGAAACCTTGTATATCTTGTAATCAAACTTCTCTTCGTTATAAATCTTTATACGTTCCATAAAATGTAATAATGTAAAGTTCTTCTTGTTTTTCCAAGACATATCATCAGATATGTCAAAGAGGGTAGCTGTTTGTTTATTCTCTGATTTACGTAGTCCACGACCAATTGATTGGAGATTACGAACTCGAGATTTCGAAGGCGAAGCGAATATAACATTACTAATGCTAGGAATGTTAATACCAGTAGAGAAAGTACCATAACTGGCGATTATAATACTGTTATTTTCTTTCTCAACTATTCCTCTGATTTTATCTCTCTGTTCACCATCAACTCCACCATGAACAAAAAATACCTTTCTGTCTTTTCCTTCTTTCTTGATCATATCATTAAGAATTGTTCCATGTTTGTCAACAAACTGGAAAAGGAGAAGAGTATTACCCTCCAAAGAAAGAGCAAGATTCTTTATGAATTTATTCCTTGCTTCGGATCTGACAAGATAGTCCATTTCTGCCTGATAGTCTGCAGATCTAGCTATCATTTTGCGAACCTCTTCAGGGTACGACAAAACGATAGCTTTGATCTTAAATTCAGACAGA